GCATGGAGGCCGTGGGCGTAAACGGTAACGCCACGGGCAGCCGTGCCGACGCGGTGGACTTTGATGACGTTGAAGTTCCCAAAAACATCAAAACACCCGAGGCGCGGCAAAACTTGCGCTTAAAGATTGAAGAGTCCACGCACATCGCCGTACCGGGTGCGCAAAAAACCTACATCGGCACGCCCCACACGCACGATAGCATTTACACCGAGCAGGCGCAGGGCGGCGCGGCGGTGCTGAAAATACCGCTGTTTGAGCACCACAGGCGGTTTACCGACACGGCCAACGGCCTGCAGTATCACTTTGGCTTTGACGCTGGGCCGGATGGCCTGTACGTTTTTGCTGGCATTGGCAAGTTTGCCAAGCTGCTGGTGGAGGGCACGGACTACGCGCAACAAGGGCGCTGCATCATTTTGGCCAAACCGATAAACGCGGTGTTGGACATTTACGCGGGCAACGCCTGGGCCGAACGTTTTACCCGCGCAGAGGTGGCCCAGCGCCGTACGGACACGCGCACGCTAAACGGCTGGGACAGCCAGTACCAGCTTGAGTCTAAGCCCGTAAGCGAGACGCGCCTTGACCCCTCGCGCATGCTGGCCTACACCGATAAGCCCGTGGTGCGTGTGGCAAACCGCGAAACGCTGATGATGCTGGGCAAGGTGCGCATTGTGGGCGCGTGCGCGCGCTGGGATGTGGCGCTTGGAAAAATCAAGTCGGACGCATCGGCGTTTAGCCTGGTGCTGACCGATGCCAAAGGTAACCTCTACTGGCAAGTGGCCGAAGGCTTGATGGGCGACCTAGACGAGCAGTGTAAACGGGTGCTAGCCTTGGTGCTGGAATACCAAATACCCCGCGTAGTGGTGGAAACGAACGGGGCCGGGGGCTTTGTACCGCCACGGCTGCGCAAGTTCCTGTTTGGCACTGGCTGCGCGGTGGTGGACGATCACGCCACAGTGAACAAGCAAAAACGCATCTTGGATGCGTTTGAGCCGCCACTGTCCATGCAAGTGCTGTGGGCGCATACCTCAGTTCTGGACGGCCCTACATGGGATCAAATGAAGGACTTTAACCCGCTGAGCAAGAACCAGCCCGACGACTACCTAGACTCGGGCGCTGGTGCAATTGCTGACACTCCGGTTAGAATCGGGCAAATTATAAGCACAGCCAATGAGCGTGCGGGCCACGACTGGCGACCACATTCAGGGACGCACGAGGTTATTTTAGAAACCGCATAAGGCCCAGCGTATGACTGTCACAGTTCAAACCCCATTCACCGAGTACATTGCCGCACCTGGCGCAACAACTTTTGCAACCACGTTTAGGCTGATCGAGCTAGGCGACCTGCTGGTAACAGTTAACGGTGCAATAGTCACCTCTGGATTTGCAGTAGGCGGGTTACCGCTTGGCCCAACTGCTAGCGTTGTGTTTGCCGTGCCCATGGTGGGCGGTGAAGCCATCAAGTTGGAACGTGTGATCAAACTGGAGCGCCAGAATAACTACCAGTTTGAAGGCGACTTTCAAGCCAATGTAGTCAATGAAGATTTTGACCGCCTATGGATGAGCCAACAAGATCAAGAACAAGCCATTGACAACAATCTCGCAACGCAGGCGACCGTAAACGCGCGGACACTGCGCGCCCCACTAGGTGAAGTGCTGAACGAGCTTCCCGCTGCTGCTGTACGGGCAAATAAAGTGCAAGCGTTTGACAGTAGCGGCCAGCCTATAGCCGTATTGCCTGGTACTGGCACCGCAAGCGAAGTACTGATCAACCTCGCAGGCACTGGCCCTGGGCAAGGTGCAAAAATATTAGGCTACACGGCTACAGAGAATACTAGCGAAGCACTTGACCGCGTAGGCCCAGGTAAGCCGATGTTTGCAGTAGCCCGCCAAACTGTGGCTTTGGGTGGGTGGTTATTTTTAAATGATGCAGGCCATGCGCCGAGAGGGTTTAGTACATGCGCGGTTGATGGATCAAACAACCTTGTATTAAATTACGACTATACCGCTGGCAAGGTAGGTCAACTGCTGGTCGGGTGTGACGAAACCTTTGCAGCACTTGGCTTGCAAATGGGTGCTAGCGTAGCCTTAGACAAAGCCACGGTAAGTTTTTTTAAAACGCTGGATTTTGCGCTCAACCTATCCTCTTTGGCGATTATCCCATCTACATTTTTTGCAGGAGACGTATCAGTAGTTAACAATGGCGACGGTACTGTTACGGTGACTCATCCAAGCTGCGGCAGCGCTGCCGTGGTGCCTTGCATAACACAAAACAGCCAGTATCCTACCCGCCTACTTTCTTACAACGCAACATCTTTTACTATTGAAAGTTTAGTGAATTTTACCGGATACATCAGCTACGATGGGGCCGCATGGCAAGTGATCACGCCAGCGCGCATTAAGCCGACCATGGTGTTCTCTGGCAACGCCTTAACTGTGACGCACGAAGCGCTTCCGACCGCCGAATCGGACGTGCAAATAACTGGCCGAGATTCGGCAACAGCGCTAGCTAATTTAGGGTCGTCTGGAGCTACAACTTTTCAAGTTTTTTTCCGTGATTACACAGGCGCAATTATTGCCGCCCCTACTACTGATATGCGTATCCGATATAGCGGTACGGTCATGGTCAGGCGCGAAGTCAACTTGGGAAACATTGCTTGCTCTCGGGCTAACTGCAAACTAGATGCCAACAAGGTGGCTAGTGGTAGCGGAAATGTCTGGATTTGTGGCGATATGCTTTAAGCGAAATAAACAAAATGAACAAACCACTACTAACTATCGTAACGGCCATGGCAGTTATAAACCTGCAACATGATGACTGAACCTGTACAAATAACGGGCCTCGCTGTAGTGGCTACATTCACCGGCGCTATCAACGCCATAGCAATGGAGCTGTTCGGCTTTGGCTGGCTGGGCCTATCTGGCGGCGCATTGGGGGCAATTTTCACTGTTGGAGCTGGGTACGATGACGGGCCACCAGTGCCGCGGGTCGTCGCGGTTTTACGATGCATTGCCAGTGGGTTCGTGGGCGCTCTAGTCGGCACGATCATGGCCGGCCTGATCTTTTACTATTTCCCATTTATGAAAACGATGGAGGTGACTACCACCGTAGCCTGCTCCATGATCGCGGCGGCTGCTGGCTGGCCGTTGGTGCATCGCTCGGCTAAAATTCTAGGGGCACTGATCCCCAGGATAGCGGATAAGCTGCTGCCAAAAAATGATGGAGGCGCGCCATGACTACATTAGATTTTTCAACGCTGCTGCTGATGTTTTGCGCAGGCGTTGTATCATTTATCGGCGTGTGTCGGACACGTCTGACCAATATCAGGAAAACGCGCCTGCTCTGGTGGGCCGGATACCGTGCGCTAACGGCATACGGGTCGCTGCTGCTCATATACCTGATGTTTTTGCCCTACGGCCAAATGTCCGGCCCAGCCGTTGCGGTGCATAGTTTAATCGCGTGGACGCTGATTGCATTTTGTCTGCGCAGTCGGAAAAAATGGCACGGCGAAAAAGACCACGCACCGCCTGAAAGCAACCGCGCACCACTGGGAGACAATTAATGCTCCACACCACGCAAACCATGATTGCAAAGTATGGTAAGCCTAATCAGGCTGGCACATACTTAATCAATGCGCCTGTCGCCTTTCCGCTGCGCCTAGCGTGGGACTTGCCAGTAAAGGTGACAAAAATTCGATGCCACAAGCTAGAAGCGATTAACGTCACTGCAATATTTGCCGATATTTTAAAAGAGTACGGCATCGAGCGCATCCAAGCGCTGGGCATTGATCTGTTTGGCGGCTGCTTCAATTTTCGCCAACAGCGCGGCGGCACAGACTGGAGTAAGCATTCGTGGGGCACGGCCATTGACCTAGACCCGGAACGCAATCAGCTAGAGTTTGGTAAAGACAAGGCCGCGTTTGCCAAACCAGCCTACAAACCAATGATTGATATTTTTGAGCGCTACGGGTGGAAAAGCCTAGGGCGTGAAAAAAACTATGACTGGATGCACTTTGAGGCCGCGCCATGAACTTTCTGGCCATCATACCCACAGCAGCATACAAGTGGCTTGCCTACGCGTCGATTGCAGCCGCCGCATGGGCGGGACACGCCTACGTATCAAACCGCTCACTTTATGCGCGAGAACAGGCTGTAATCAAGCGCTACACGGATGCCCAGCGTGATGCGGCCCTTGCCGCCCTGCGCGTGGGCGAAAGACTGCAAGAGTCGGCCAACAAACTACAGGAAGCCCAAAATGCCAAAACTGAAACTGATCGCCGCCGTATTGCCGCTCTTGCTGGCGAGCTGCGCAACCGCCCCGAGCGCCCAGCCGCCATGCCCGCCGCTGCCGGCCCTACCCAAAACTGTAGCGGTGCCGGACTTTACCGGCCTGATGGTGAATTTCTTGCGTGGTACGCTACCGAAGCCGCCCGAGTCGCCTCCGCCCTTGAGCGGTGCGAAGCCCAGTACAACCAAGTAAGGGATGCAAAATGAAGGGCTGGCACATCGGCGCGGCGGTGTTGCTTGCCGTCCTGATGCTGCTGTTTGCGCCGCTGGTGTTTGCTAATGCGCCGTTCACCGTGGTCTGCGAGGGTGGCAAGCTCACAATCCACACGTCTGGCGTTGTGTACCGCGTCACGGGCATAAGCTGCGCACGATTGGACGACGCATAAAAAAGCCCCGCAGCACAGGGCATACGGGGCTTTTCGCAACTCACGCCGTCATCTAATCTTCAACACGTCTCCAGCCTTCTGGCGTGTGCTCACGCTGTCGGCGAACCTCAAACACGCCCACCGGGATGACAATCGTTTTGTGTGTGTCGTACCCTCGCAAGTGGCGCAATAGCGTTTCGGTTGCGTCAGTCGCCTCAATGACTTGCAAATAGCTCACCATGGGATCATTCGTGCCGTACCACTGCACGTTTGGCTTGTGGTCAATCACATGGTTATGCCCGGTTTCGCTGTGCGCTACGACGAAAACGCCGTTTTCTGCTGCAAGTGGT